CATTGTATGCACAAAATGTTAACCCAATTACATTTATTACAGGTGCAGGTCTTGTTAACTTTGGACAAAAAACTCGTGCAAGAGGCGCAAGTTCGTTAGATAGAATTAACGTTGCAAGACTTGTAGTTTACTTACGTAGACAACTTAATTTACTTGCAAAACCATATATCTTTGAACCAAACGATAAAATCACACGTGATGAGATCAAACAACAAGTTGAAAGTTTGTTGTTAGAGTTAGTTGGACAAAGAGCACTGTATGACTTCTTAGTTGTATGTGATGAATCTAATAACACTCCAAACAGAATTGACAGAAATGAATTGTATATAGATATTGCAATTGAACCTGTTAAAGCAGTTGAGTTTATTTACATTCCACTAAGACTAAAGAATACAGGGGAAATAGCAGGTCTTTGATTTGACTAAATACATTATAATAGGAGCAATATAAAATGGCAATAACCTCACTCTCAAAAATTACTGTGCCATTAGCCAGTGATCAGTCAGCAACAGCCCAAGGCTTGTTGATGCCTAAACTACAATATAGATTTAGAGTCTTACTTCAAGGGTTCGGAATATCAACACCTTCAACTGAATTAACAAAGCAAGTTGTTGATGTAACAAGACCCAACGTAAGTTTTGAACCAATCACACTTGATGTTTATAACTCTCGTTCTTACTTAGCAGGTAAGCACACATGGGAACCAATCTCATTAACATTACGTGAAGATGTAAATAACGAAGTGCAAAAACGTGTAGGCGAACAATTACAGAAACAATTTGATTTCTTAGAGCAAGCAAGTGCTGCTTCAGGCGGTGATTATAAGTTTGTAACAAAAATTGAAATTCTTGATGGTGGCAACGGTGACGGTGACACAGCAGCTAATGTTTTAGATACGTTTGAGTTGTATGGATGTTTTGTTGAGAGTGCAAACTATAATACACTTGCGTATGCTACTAACGATCCAGTAACAGTATCATTAAGTATTAGATACGATAATGCAATACAAACTGACGATGCCGGCGGCATTGGTAATGCAGTAGGTAGAGCATTTGGCTCAGTATTAGCTACAGACTAATTTTTAAATAATAAAAAGTAAAATAGGGCCTTAATGGCCCTATTTTTTTATATACGCACATAACGTATTCTGATAAATATTAGTATGGCAAATAAACTTTTTGGATTATTAGATAACGTTGTAAGTGGTGCATTATCTCCTAAAGGAGACATGGCTGACTTTCAACATGCTTCGAGACTATATATAGACGACTATTTTAGACTTGCACCAAAACATAAATTTTTATATCATGTGGTATTTGAAATGGAGCCAGATGCTGTAAAAATTCCACAGCTATCTGAACGACATAAAAACGAAGTAGGAATGCTTGTAAAGAATATTGACTTACCAAGATATTCTATACAAATGGAAGGCAAGCACAAATACAATAGAAAGAAAAATATACAAACCCGTTTAGATTATGATCCTATTAATGTAACATTCCACGATGATAATTTAGGTGTTACAACACTTCTTTGGGAAGCATATTATAGATATTATTTCAAAGACGGAAATTATACAACATTTGACGGAACAGGAAACATCAATGGTACTGTTCCTGCGTATGCGTCAACACCAACTGATAATACATATCAAAGCCCATTACGTAATAGATTTAGATATGGATTAGATAACGATAGCAGTGTTCCGTTCTTTAAAAATATACAAATTTTTCAATTAAGTAGACAACAATATACAGGGTTTATGTTAGTAAATCCTAAAATTACTAACTGGGCACATGATACTATGGATCAAACAGATGCTTCAGGTGTAGCAGAAAATTCGTGTACGCTTGTGTACGAAAGTGTATTATATAGTAGAGGCCCAGTTTCTCAAGGTTCGCCCAGAGGATTTGGCCAAGAACATTACGATAATAAACCAAGTCCAATATCATTAGCTGGCGGCGGCACATCAAGTTTGTTTGGACAAGGTGGAGTAATTGCTGGTATAGGTGATGTATTTGGTAGAGTAGGTAGCGGAACTGCATTTACAGATGCACAGGGTAATTTTAGTTTAGGTAATACATTAGGCACTGTGTTAAGTGCAACAAACACATTTAAAAATGCTAAAACTTTAACAAGATCAGGCATATTAGAAGAAGGTGTTAATATTTTAACCAGCGGATTATCAAATGTTTCAAATACACCGACAAGCGGTGTAGCTCAGACATTATTTCCAGTAGCAGCAGCCGGAGCAGCAACTACAATAGCAAGTTCAATTTTAACTGACAAACAACGAAATAGTTTAAGTGCTTCAGAAATAAGTGCAGCATTAACAGGTAATCCATCATTAGCTAATTCTACTGCTCGAAAAGCATTTTCGTTAGGATTAATTGGTTCGGGCGGAAGTTTAACAGATTATAATAATTTATCAGCATCGCAAAAAGACGGATTAATATCTGAAGCAGTGTCAGGTGTAGATACCGGCAATGCACAATTAACAAATATAGCAAGTGATTTAGTACACAGATCAAGTGAACTAAATGGAGTGAGAAACGTACAATGAGTTCATTACCTGAATCAACCAAGCCTGTAGATAGTGCTACAAAAGTAAAAAGTTTCTTTAATAATTATTATAAAGAACCATTATCATTTCCTGTAAATCAAGTCGATGCAGTAGTAGGGTTTTTTGAAAAGAGAGACTTCGAACAAAGTGCAGCAATTGCAGTAGCAGGTTCTTTATTAGTTCAAGCTAAACTTGATAGTGTAAATGTTTTTAAATTATTAGATACATTAAAAACATTAGATAGAGTACAGCTAAGTGCATTAGTTACAGAAGTTTTAAACTTTGACAGACCTTCGACAAGTACATTAGGTTATAAGACTGCTACACAAGTTGAGTTGTCAGAAAAAAGAAACATACTTTTATAATGGCAAGATTTGCTCAAGGAAAATATACAATAAAAAACCCATCAAAATATGTAGGTGGTCGTTCTCCTACATATCGAAGTAGTTGGGAATTTACTTTTATGAAATTTTGTGACGAGCACCAGAGTATACAACAATGGGCAAGTGAAGCTATTAAGATTCCTTATAGAAATCCATTGTCAGGAAAACAGACTATATATGTGCCAGATTTTTTTATTGTATACTTAGATGCAAATGGAAAACAAAAGGTTGAATTAATTGAAGTTAAACCTGCTAATCAAACTATGGCAGAAAAAGTTGGGCGTAGCCGTCATAATCAATTACATTTTGCAATTAATCAAGCAAAGTGGAGTGCAGCAAGAGCATATTGTAAGCAAAAGGGTATCTTTTTTAGGATTATTACCGAAGGAGATATGTTCCATACTGGAAAGCGTAGATAAATAATAGTAGCATATAATGGAAGCACTATGACTAAAAAATTAGAAGAATTATTAAATTTACCCGATTCAAAAGAAATTATTGATGGTGATAAAAAAGAAAAAGAAATTGCAGTTCAAAGAGAAACTATGCGTGACATTGCAGAGTTTGATAAAATAGCAGGTGCGTTACCTGCTGTAAAAGGACTGGGTCAAAAAGCTGATGACGAGTTAAACGAAATTGCCGAAAAGGCAATGACAGCATATGATGATTTAATGGACTTAGGAATGAACGTTGAATCACGTTATAGCGGTCGAGTCTTTGAAGTTGCAGGAGGCATGTTAAAAACATCACTGGATGCAAAAGTTGCAAAAATGGATAAGAAATTAAAGATGATCGAACTACAGCTCAAAAAAGAAAAAATGGATAAAGAAAAAATTACTGATGATGGATCTATATTTACAGGCGAAGGACATGTTGTAACTGACCGAAACAGTCTTTTAGAAAAACTTAAAAATATGGATAAATAATAATAACGAATAGGATAAACAAATGAAAACGTTTACAGAATTTTTAACAGAGTCTAAAAAGACTTATGAATTTAAAATTGGAATAGCTGGCGATTGTCCAAGCGAATGTGTGCAAAAAATGGAAACTGCACTAAACAAATATAGAGTACTTAATCTATCATCTGGTAAGAAAACACCAATCCAAGAGCGTCCTTTAGACTTCCCTCAATTACAAAATATGGAAGTAACATACTTTGAAGCAGAAGTTGAATATCCTACAACTTCACATGTATTACAAGAATATTTAGGAAACTGTTGCGGCGTAGATCAAGCGTATATTATTGTGCGTAATGCTAATGATCCAAGAGAAGAATATCAAGATCCAAAAGCCGATGAGCCTTACGATATTAAACTTACTAAAGAAGATATGGGCGGCGAAAGCGCACAAGAATCTGTAGGCTCTAATAGAGTAATGGAGTTGTTAAAAGAATTAGAAACAGCTCGCAAAGAAAACGAACACGATCCAGTTGCTGATACTCCTGCAGGCGAAAGTAAAGATATCGGTGATACTGAAAATAATAAGGCGGTTATATCATGAGTAAAAATATAAATGAAGCATCAATGAATATTTCAATGAATGCAGCAGATGCATCTGAAATAGCAGATTTGCTTAATGTGCTTAAAAATGCAGGTGTTGCAGCAGGCGTTGAAAAACCTATGGATATGCCGATGGGACATGCAGACGGACATGATGACATGGTGTCAAAAATGAAAATGATGGACGAACCAGAAGAAGCACCGTGTGGTATGGATGAAGAAGAAACAGACGTAGAAGAAGAATACGAAAATGAACCAGAAGTAGAATATAGTGATCATCATACGATGACTAAAGACTTATCAGGTGGCATAAACCGTCAAAAGAAAATGCACAAGCCAGCAGCTGGTGGCGATAATCCGATAGCAATCGAAAGTATAATATCTGAATTAACATTGGCATTACAAGAAAAATTATCAAAATAAGAACGTTCTACCGACTGAGCGAACGGACCCAAATAGCACCCTATGGTGCTATTTTTTTGAGTAAATATATACATGAGTAAAAGTTTAGACGGCGTATTAACTAAAAAAGCTAATACCAAAGAATCATTTAATGAAGAACAAATTGCTGACTTATTAGCATGTACAGATCCTGACACAGGTTATTTGTACTTTGCTAAAAAGTTTGCCTTTATACAACACCCTGTACAAGGTAAGTTGTTATTTGACCCATACGAGTATCAGTTGCGGTTAATGCACAGTTATCATAACTATCGTTTCAACATAAACATGATGCCAAGACAAACAGGTAAAACAACTTGTGCAGCAATATATTTGGCATGGTATGCAATGTTTATGCCTGATCAAACTATACTAATTGCAGCACACAAGTACACCGGTGCTCAAGAGATTATGGCACGTATACGTTACATATATGAAACATGTGAAGATCATATTAGAGCAGGTGTTACATCATATAACAAAGGCAGTATTGAATTTGAAAACGGCAGTAGAATTGTATCACAAACAACTACTGGAAATACTGGACGTGGTATGAGTATATCATTACTATACTGTGACGAGTTTGCATTTGTGCAACCTAACATCGCAGAAGAGTTTTGGACATCAATATCTCCTACACTTGCAACAGGTGGTCGTGCTATTATTACAAGTACGCCAAACTCAGACGAAGACACATTTGCTACTATATGGAAACAAGCAGAAAACAAATTTGACGATCACGGTAATGAGCAGGAACTTGGTACAAATGGCTTCCATAGTTTTATTGCAGAGTGGCATGAACATCCTGACAGAGACGACGAATGGAAAGCTGCAGAAATTGGACGTATCGGCGAAGAAAAGTTTAGACGTGAATACGGATGTGAATTCTTAGTATTTGACGAAACACTTATCAATAGTTTAAAACTTGCTGCTATGGAAGGCGGATCACCAATACTAAACATGGGACAAACACGGTGGTATAAAAAGCCTACAAAACAATATACGTATTGTATTGCACTTGACCCCAGTATGGGAACCGGCGGCGACCATGCAGCAATACAAGTATTTGAATTACCGAGCTACGAACAAGTTGGAGAGTGGCAACATAATCAAACAGCAATTCCTGGTCAGATTAGAGTACTTGCAGATATATGCAAATATATAGAACAGGAAACTAATAACCCCCAAGGTATATACTGGAGTGTAGAAAATAACGGTTTAGGCGAAGCTGCACTTATTGTTATAAACGATTACGGAGAAGAAAATATACCAGGATTGTTTGTAAGTGAACCTATACGTAAAGGGCATGTACGAAAGTTCCGCAAAGGATTTAACACTACTCATAGTACAAAAGTTACTGCATGTAGTCGATTAAAAACTATGATTGAAAATGATAAAATGATAATCCATTCAAAACCTTTTATTTCTGAATTAAAAGGATTTATTGCTACAGGTAGTAGTTACCAAGCTAAGTCTGGTGCATCTGATGATTTAATTAGTGCAACTTTATTAGCTTTAAGAATGATGACTGTACTTAAAGATTGGGACCCCAGAGTATATAGTACATTTACTCAAGCAGAGGATATTGATGATTACGAAACACCAATGCCTATCTTTGTTAGCAGCAATTATTGATAAATATATACATGTTAGATTTTAGAAAAATATCAGAAGATTTATTCAACAAAATTAACGGAAGGTTTTCTTCCGTATCTATAGGCGATGCTGATGGCACTGTTATTACAGAACCGACAAATGCACGGTTTTTTGATTTTACATACGAAGATTCAGGTGCCGAATTAGGAAAAGTTAGTGTTAGTTTAAATGACAGTAATGATACAGGTAGTCTTGTATTAATTTATAGTAAAGACTTTGTTGAAAACGAAAACGAATTAGTTCAGTCAAACTGGTATAGTTTTTTAAAAGAGTTAAGAATTTTTGCAAAAAAACGATTATTAAATTTTGAAATTAGAGATATTACAAAAAGCAATCTGCAAAAGAAAGATTATAGATACCTTGCACAACAGGTAACCGGAGTTGAAAACATGAACGAATCAAAATTATACGGAACAAATAAAATTAGCTACCAAGATTTCGGTGCCTCGAGAATTATGATTAAGCATACTGAAAGCGTAAATCCAGAACTTGGAAAATCACGTACACGCAGTATTGGAAAAATATACATTGAAAGCAATGACGGCGAACGCTTCCTATATCCGTACAAACATTTAACTGGCGCAAGAGCAATGGCAAGACATGTTGCTGAAGGTGGTAAACCGTTTGATGATTTTGGAACACATATTACAGGATTGTCAGAAGAACTTAATAAACTACGTAAGTTTAAATCTTACATGGGTCGTTCAGCTGTAATGGCAGAAAGTCTTAGCGAGTATATGGATATTGTGCAAGACAGAATTAAAACAGTTAAGAAAACAGTAGAGTCGTTACAAAAGCAAAAGTTCTATGCTGAAGCATTTGCATCCTTTGAAAAACCGATGATGGAAGATGTGCCAGCAGACGTTGCAGAGAATTGGATTGACCAATTAACTATTAAACAGTTTAATGAAGAATTAAAAGATGTATTCCCTTACATATATAACTTAGTAAGCGAAGCAACAAAAGCAACACAAATAGAACCTGATGATTTATTAGGTGAAGTAGCAGGACCAGAAGATTGCTGGGATGGTTACAAAAAGGACGGGACCAAACCTGGCACAGGTAAAAACAAAGGCAAGCGTGTAAACAATTGCGTTAAAGAAGGCACTGACGATTATGTAGTTGAAGATGTGGAATCTTGGGCAAAATCATTAGATGATAATACAAAAAAA